GTTGGAAGATCTGGGAAACACCTAATGGGGATCCAGCTATTGAACTTGGTTTAACACCAATGTTTGATAACACTACTGTCAAGATGGTTCTTGATAGAGTGATGGTTAATCCTGAAGGTGAATTAATTATTCTGGATATTAAGACTGGAAGGAACACTCCATCATCTGACCTACAGCTTGCGTTTTACGCTGCTGGAATGGAACAGGCATTCGGAATTAGACCTCGCTGGGGAACCTACTGGATGGCTCGTCAAGGTGGTACTGGTGTTCCATTAGATCTTGATTTAGTACCTACTTTAACAGTAGATTATTTGATCAAGGAATTTAATAGAGCAAGGAAAGCTAACTTGTTTATTCCTAACTTAACCAACTGCAAAATGTGTTCTCGAACAGATTACTGCAAGTGGAGAAACGGATCGTTAGCACACACAATTGGAGAAATGAATGGCTAATACAACAGAAGCAACATATTCCTTTACTACAAAAGTTAATGGAGATCTATTAACAGTTAGAGGGGACACCAAAGACGAGTTCGCAATTAACCTTGCAAGCTTGCACGATGACTTAGCTGTTATCGAAATGATTCACACATTACAACAAAAGTTAAAACCAACTTCTGTTGCAGAGATTCAGAATGCTTTCAATGGGACTGTAATTCCAGATCCATTGGCTAGCAAACCAACTCCCCCTGCACCAGTAAGACCTGCTGGTTTCAGCCCAATGCCAAGTAACGCACCAACTGGGGTCGTACCAATGTGCGAACACGGTCCGATGCGATTTGTTAAGGGCGGAATGTCTAAGACAACAGGTAAAGGATATCCAGCATTCTATTCTTGCTCAATGCCTAAAGGCGAATCGCAATGTAAGAGTGTGAATGCTTAAATGCGCACACTGATTAGATCTGTTGGTAAGCAAGACATTGGTGGAGAACCTATTCCTACAGTGTTCACAACCCTTTCCAATAACAACATCATATTCAGAAGAGCAGAAGTATCTCTAGTAGCAGGAACACCTGGTGCTGGTAAAAGTACACTGGCATTAGCTCTTGCATTAAGAGCAAACGTGCCAACACTTTATGTCTCTGCTGATACAAACCTACATACAATGGCAATGCGATTGTATTCAATGGTTACTGGTGTTACCCAGATCGATTCAGAGCGCACTATGGAACAAGAACCAGAAGCTTTCAAACAAAAACTAGATTGTTCTAAACATATCTACTGGTTGTTTGAGTCAGCCCCAAACCTAGATGATCTTTACCAAAACGTTCTTGCATTCGAAGAACTATGGGGAGAGTCACCATCAATGATTGTCGTAGATAACTTGATGGATGTTGCTATGGATGGTGCAGAAGAGTGGTCTGGTATGCGTTCTGCTATGAAAGAACTAAAATTTTTGGCAAGGGAAACCAATGCCGCAGTTATAGTTCTTCATCATACAAAGGAAACATATGAAGGAACTCCTTGTCAACCAAGAGCATCAATTCAAGGAATGGTAAATCAGTTACCAGCTTTGATTCTAACTATTGGACAAGATCCTAATGGTGGCTATCTCGGAGTAGCCAGTGTTAAGAATCGTTATGGTAAGGCAGATCCAACTGGTAAATCAGTTCATATGCTTGAGTTTCAACCTGAGCGTATGTTTATATCGGATCCAGAAAGAGCAGTAATTTGAAAGATGGAGAAGGCAGATGTCATATCTGTTTATCTATCTGGTACTGCACGTGCAACAACGAAGCTAATATAGGAGAAAAACAATGCCATACCCAACAATAGTTGCAGAAGGAAATTTAGTAGACGATATTGAATTAAAGTTTTATAACGAAAAGGCTTGTGCTAATTTTCGTATAGCTTGCAATTCAAGAAAGAAAACAGAATCAGGTGAATGGGTTAACACAGATCCAATTTATTTGAGTGGAAGTGTTTGGGGCAAAGCTGCAGAAAACACAGCTAACACTTTCAAAAAAGGGGATTCCATTATTATTACTGGAGAACTCAAACAACGCAGTTATACCAACAAAGAAGGTATAAATAAAACTGTTGATGAGATCTCTGCTAATACAGTTTCAGCACCAGTTAAGAAGTTTTAGTGGCAAACCCAAGTAAAACTAAGGGAACTGCAGCAGAGACTGCTGTTGTTAAGTATCTTAAAAATACTTGGGACACTGTTGAAAGAAGAGCACTAGCTGGAAGTTTAGACAAAGGCGATATCTCTGGTATCGCCAATGTCTGTATTGAAGTTAAAGATTGTAAGAAGACAGAGCTACCTAAGTGGGCTAAAGAATTAGAACAAGAGATGAAAAACTCTCAAGCATTAACTGGCGCAATCATACACAAAAAACGTGGAACACTTGATGTTGGCGAATGGTATGCTACTATGCCAGTAAAAGTTTATATTAACTTACTTATTGAAGCAGGTTACTAGGAGGAAGTAATGGATAAGCCATCAATAACTGAGGTGCTTAAACATTACGGAGCAAAGAATGTTAGAGAAGATGTAAGAGGATGGCGCAAGATTTGTTGCCCCTTTCACAATGACTCTGTAGCTTCTGCTACATACTCAACAGAAGCAGATGCGTTTAATTGTTTTGGTTGTGGCATCAAAGGCGACAGTTATAAAATTATTATGGAAAGAGAAGGGATAGGATTTCGTGAAGCTTACTTATTCGCAGAAGAAAAATTTACAGGAAGCAGCAGAGAAGTACAACCTAAATCTATCTCTGGCAGAAGAATACCTGTTGCAAAGAGGCTTGACCCTAAAAGACGGAAACCGTTATTTGCTAGGGGTAGTGACTGATCCACTACCAGGACACGAACTTTATAAAGACAGATTAGTTATCCCATACATAACCAGAACAGGCATAGTTGATATCAGATTCAGATCAATGGATAACACTGAACCTAAATATCTAGGATTACCAGGGGCAAGCACACATCTATTCAATGTGTCAGCTTTGTTTAGAGCTAATGATTGGATTGCTGTTTGTGAAGGTGAGGTTGACACCATCACACTTGATACCAAAGTAGGTTTCCCAACTATCGGAGTTCCAGGGGCAAACAATTGGAAAAAACATTACTACAAATTGTTAGCAGACTTTGAAAAGATTTTTATCTTCGCTGATGGGGATCAAGCAGGTCAAGACTTTGCCAGACAGTTAGCTAAAGAACTAGGTACTGTTACAATTATCTCAATGCCAGAAGGCGAAGATGTTAACAGCATCTATGTTTCAAAGGGTGCTGATTATTTCAAATCAAAGGTGGCATCTTGAAAAATGATGACAGAGTTTATGTGTGTGATGAATGCGGTATTGAGTTCGATAACATATTCGAATACTTAGAAGAACACGAAGAAAATTTTCAAGTCTTACTTCCTTTAGGAAACATAGGTTTAGATCTAATGGATGCTTTAAAAGATTTATATAGTTTAGTTAAAGAAAAAGATTATGAAACAACCACAATGCTTCTATCAGGTATAGGTGCTGCACTATATGCCCACGCCAATGGTGATCTTGAAGAGATCGTTGAAGAAATTATTATTGAAGAAACAGTAGAACAAGAAACTCAAAACTTAGATAAAGAACTAATTAAGTTACTAGGTAAAGGAAACACAGATGAGCAAGTTTGATATCCCATTAGAACTAGAACAGTTCTATAACAATGTATTAGATATTACCAACACAAATGTTATGTTGTTAGTTAAGAAGCAAAAAGATTATGGTTCAAAGAATATATCTCAATCACCTGGTGGACCACTAAATGGATTAAGGGTGAGAATGTTTGACAAACTTGCTCGCATTAATAATCTTATTGAAACAGGCGCAACCCCAGAAAACGAATCGTTAAGAGATTCATTTATGGATATAGCTAATTATGCAACCATCGCTTTGATGGTTCTTGATGGCAAGTGGGAAGGCTCTGAATGAAAAGAATAGTTGTCTTATCTGATATGCAGATACCACTGCATAACAAACCAGCAATAGAAGCAGTAATAAAGTTTGTGAAAGAATACCAACCTGATTCTCTTTACTGTGTTGGTGATGAAGCAGATTGTTTAGCACCAGCTAGATGGTCTAAAGGTTACGCTGCTGAACATTCTAATCTACAAAATGATTTAGATGAAACTACTCGTATTATGGGCAGGTTTCGTAAAGCAATAGGTGATCGTGAATTTCATCTTATGAGATCAAATCACGGAGATCGCATACAAAGATACATTGAACGCGATGCCCCAGCCCTTGCCTCATTAAGAGATTTAAAATATGAAAAGCTTTTAGGTTATCGTGATTTGAATATTACTTATCACAATAAGTTGTGGAAC